AAATAACTTCTGATGATTTAGAAAAATTGGAAGTTTCAGATTACCCATTCAAAGTAAAAAAGGAGTCCGACAATGAAGGCTAAAGAATTGTGGATAGAACAGAACTGCGAATGCGGTATTTCTGAAAAAACAGGCAAGTGGTCTGAAAAGGTTTTTGAATTATTTGGTTGTAACTGTGAAACGGAGTCCGACAATGATTAAAGTAGCTGAGAAAAAAATTTATAAGGTTTCTTATTATGACGAAATAGAAGCTCAAACAGAAGAAAAAGCACTTGAAATATTAAAAAGGCAAATAACTTCTGATGTTGAGTATGGAGACTTTAGTGTATGGGAAATAAAGGAGTCCGACAATGAACGATAATATCAACCCACCTTATTACCGCAAAGGAATAGAAACGACTGATTATATTGTTTCTCATTCTATGAACTACCTAGAGGGCAATATTATCAAGTACGTTACCCGATACAAGGACAAAGGTGGCCTTGAAGATCTAAAGAAAGCTGAGTGGTATCTAACCCGACTGATTAAAGTACAAGAATCAAACGAACTTAAACTATCGTCTCTTGAGGAAGTAATAGCCGAAGAGGAGATATCCGAACAAATCAAAAATAGATTAGGAGATAACAATGAGTAAATTAGATATAGCAGTATGGGATATACAATTCTATAAAGTAGATGAAGATGGTAACGAACTGCAAAACCCCGATGGAACAGTAAAACTATTTCAATTAAAAAGAGATGTTGATTGTTCATTTATTGCAGAAGTTACTTCAGAAGATGAACTAGAGGAGATCAACAATGAATCTTAAACACTTAGACAAAGTATGGAGAGAAAGTTGCCCCGAAGAGGCTAATGGATTGGTTAGTAAACGTAGTTTACCTAAAAAGTGGAAGATCAAACTGCAAGCTTATAAGAACCGTAAAAGAATTACACTTTGTTGTATTTGTCTTAATAAATTTAACCCAAAAGATTTAACTGCTATGCCTGATGGAGGTAGTGGTGGTGTTTGTAAAGAATGTAAGGAGAAAAGCTAATGGAATACACATCATTTATTACCGACAAAGAGAAGATGAGAGACTTTAAAATATTAACTAAGCAAGACTTTCTAAAGTCTTATTCTTATCTTACTGAAACTGAATATGATCTAACTGTAAAAGAAGTCAACAAGTATGAAAAAAAGAAAGAATGGGATATGAAATTTTTAGACGATATATACGATACTTTAATGAAGAATACTCAATACAAAGTAAGAGACTTTACGAAGTATAAAAATGTATATGTAGATACAGGAAATGGCTACATACAAATAGGAAAACGCAGATTAATTCTTGAGGAGAAAAGCTAATGACGATACAAGAACTAATTAACGAACTGCAATACTCTATAGATGAATTAGGTTATAAACCTGATACGCATATTTGTATAGATATGGAAATGGAGTCCGTAGATTATGTGTTAGGCAAAGTACAAGACACTTATTGGGAATTTCTAGTGGATAACGATAGTCGAAGCGATGACAACAAAAATAACTGGAAAATAAGTATCAATATTTATGATGATAAGGAGAAAAGCTAATGAAATATATACAAAGAAAAGACTCTTACGGAAACTTTGAAACAGTTGATGAATTTGAGTCTCGTAAAGAAGCTATAAAGATGCTCAAAGAGTATCGTTTATCTGATCAAAGTGGATATTTCTATATAAGTCAGAAACCTTGCAGAGATTGGTAAGATTGTTATAAGAATAAAACCTAATGACTCCCGACTACTTACTTTCTATAGCCTTAGTATCCGACTTGTTCTCAATCGTAATACCTGTCTTAGATCCTAGTAAGTCCTGGAGTCTACGCTCAACCTCTTCCCGACTCATCTGATCTATCTTTCCATGCAATACTTCCCGACGATCAACGATAAGTCCCCCGACTTTGAGCAACAATCCTTGAGCCTGTATAGCGGCGTTAAATGCACCCCGACCCCAAGCGTCATCTCTTAGCTTATACAAGTCCTCGACAGCTTTCTCATGCGTTAGCTCAAACTTTTTCTTAGCCTCCGACATCAATCGTTCATACTCCCGACGTACATGCGAATACTTATTACCTTCTCGCATATACCTACCGATAACTATAGGATTCTTATATCCCGCCTTCTTAGCGGCCTCTGCAAACGATAACTGAGGATCGTTGACTGCGTTCCAGACTAATAACCTTTGTCTCTTAGTCAGTTGCTTCTCATTTGGATCCATGTACTCAAAAGGCATATCTTCGACATCCTCTTCTAAGGTTTTATCTACAGTAACACTTTGTCTTATTCTTAAATCTTTTGCAGGCATATTACTCTTGCTCCTGGAAATTGTTTGCTTAGTTTAACAACGAGTTCCGATTCTAACAAATCGACGTATTCTGGATCTAAGTTTTCTCTAATATGTGATTTTAGTTTTGTCATACTTAATTTAGTTTTGTCAGAGTTTTGTCACACTTATCTTGACAAAACTATAAATCCTCCGAAACCCTGTATTTATAAGGTATATTTATTTTCTAATATATATATTATTACTATATATAGTACTTTTGTCATACTTTACCTTACCCTCCCTTTACATTCTTTACATTTTGTATCCACACTTTCATACAAAGCCCCATACCCTGACAAAACTGACAAAACGCCTAAAGTGCCTGACAGCTACGTTTCAGAGCCAATAGTTTTGTCACGCTAATCGTCATCTCTGACAAAACCCGTTATTTCGGGGTCAAAATACTGATTACGCTCGATATCCAAGCCGAAACTCTCCGACAATAACCGCGCAATCGAATCAAGGCCATTTTCGGGCTTAGATGCGTAATTAATGACTTCACATACTCCGTAGGCGAATATCATCTCTGCGACCATCTCGGGATCCGCGCCTCTATGAACAAAATCCTCGAACAACGAGTCCAAGCGTTCTTTTCCTTCGATATGACTGGGATTACGTCTGTATTTCTTTAAATCTACTAATTTTAAATCTGACATACCGACAGTATAGCCGATTATTCGATTTCGTCGTAGGTTTCAGACAGGAAGACAGGTTGATCTTTGCCGATATACGCGCAAAGTACGTTAAAATCTAGATACTCGATTGCTTCTTCGCTCGTCATACCGTCTCGCTCGACCAAGATCTCTACACACTTTTCAACAGAGTAGATCAGACGTTCTTCCGATACAACCATATCGTAGGTCTGTCCTATAATCGCTTTGTCGAAACCGTCTGCTTTTAACATATTAATAAGGGTGAGGTACTTCGTTGCTGACTGTACCTCGAGCCATTTGTTTACCTTCTTACGGAGAAAGAGTGCAACTGCATATCTATTATTTTATAGAAGCCGTATGTACTGCTTCTCTCGAGTCGTTAGGTTGCGTCAATACCTTTACGTATTTCTTGTAACGCTTCCCTCGTTTAACTTCGTAGACTGTTTGCCACGTGTACTTATTGACCATTTTCATTTTTAAGTACCACCAGGTTAGGATTGTCTTGTATGAACTTGAGACTGTCTAAGACATATTCTTTGTTCTCTTCGTTCAGCTTTTTAAAATTCGATACGATCTCCCCGATCAAGGCTTCTTCGTTCATATTGCCCCCATATTGATTCTTCAACGATTGATTATACTGCATATTAGTGTTTTCTCCCTTTGTTCTGCACTTTCGCATATAGCTCGTCCCAATAGGCTCTTTGCTTCTCTGGCGGTAAATCTGATGGCGGACTCCAAGTAAAACCGTCTTTGTCTACGACGTAAGAGGCTTTGTATCCGTCACTTAAAGTTACTGTTAGTTTTTTTATTTTACTCACTTTCACACTCCAATATATCTTGATGTATTTCTCGTCTGACAAGAACCTTAACATCTTTATCTAATTTAGTTCTGACTTTTATATCCGATACTTTCGGCTTCCAAAGTTTCCAATTGTTTGCTTCATGTATAACCGCATCTTGATAACCATACTCGACAGGTTCCGTATGATGTTCGGTGGTTATGTAAAAGCTATTCAAAATCATCCCGTAACATCTCTTCCGCCATATCTGCGCGTCCTGACAAGGTTTCGTCAATAGTAGTCTCTAAGTCGTCTATCTCTTGTACGATAGATGTAGCCGCCCAACCAGGTGCAATACGCGTAACAATAGATCTCACGTTATCCAATATCTCTTGATAGCCTACGTATTCTTTTGGTTTGTATGAACTACTCATCTGACTCAAACTCATCGTCGCGTTTAATGTCTCTAATAGTATCAAGTACAACACCCAATCCAATTATTTCGTTTGGCGCGCAATCAAGAGCCATTTGAGTAAACAATCTCAACCCCGCGTGTGCAATCATCGGCGTCCCAAGAGGTTCGGCTTTTTCAATTGCATCCAACAGTTCAAGATTGAAATCGTTATACAGTTGTTCTTCGTTTATTTTTGGCTTTGCCATTTCACTTTCTCCTAAGTAATTTACAGATAGTATATATATTTTCTTTACGCGTGCAAGTTTTTTGTTTATGATTGTCTTAAACATTTGGAGAAAAAAATGAGTGAACTAAATAATTTAATCAACGAAACCCTGTCTGAAGAGGCAAAAGACCAAATAGGTATAGTCCAACCAGACCATATAAATGAACTGTTTATAGACCTACAATCTATTAATAGAATGTCTGAGGCTATGATGTATATACTGCATCATCATCCCCGCGTATTTGAATTGGCTTACAAGGAGGTCTTAAAAGATGACAATAGGTAAACCCATTCGTTGCTACCCATTTAAAAAGAAGGATGGTAAGTTTATATACCTTCCTTACGATAAGACTGAGTTTGATATCACCT